ATGACGGAACCATTGTTGAAGGGAATATCTGAGGTATGGGCATTTATATCACCCCGGCGGGCTTGAAACGCAAGACCCTACAAGAAATTAGGCTTGAACTTGAGCAAGCCCTAACGCAGGCATTTGGCCCGTCTTTTGAAACCTCCGTGGACTCCCCTAATGGGCAACTTATTAGTCAAATGGCCCTGGCTTTAGACAGTAACTGGACATTGGCCCAGGAGGTGTTTTCAAGCCGAGACCCCGCCCAAGCAACTGGAGTGGCTTTGGATTGGGCTGCCGCCCTCTCTACAATCGCTCGCAAGGGTGCCCTGGCTTGCGAAGTCCGGGCAATGCTTTACACAGACCAGGCCACGGCCTCTATTCCTGCGGGTTCCTCCGCAATGCGGCCCCGTGGCAATTTGGAGTTTAATTTGGATACTGCCGTGACGATTGACCGCACGGCTTGCGATGAACTTTTGATTATAGATGACGGGTCCCAGAAAAATACGGAATATGTTTTTCACTTCACTTTTGGCGATGTGACCCTCAACAATGCTACCTCCCAGACCAACTTGGAACGCCTCGCAATTGCGGTTAGTGGGGCCGGGGGTTCTGCTGAACTTACCCCCAGGGGCCTCCGTGTCTTTAGGTCTGAGGGTTCCTCCGTGGGCATTACCTCCTCATTGCCGGATGATTTTGAGGTTTGGGCCGGGGTTGAGGGGGATTTTACAGCGGCCTCTACTGGGACCCAGACTTGCGAAGTGGGGGAACTCACTGTCATTCCTGATGCTGTAAGCGGATGGGTGGCTGTATATAACTACCTCACTGGAGTTCCCGGAACGGATATTGAAAGTCACGAGGCCTTGCGGCTCCGAAGGGCAGCCGTAGTGCGGACAATTAAGGCCCGAGGGACAGACCCGGCTATTGCCGCCCACCTAGTTGCTGATGTTACTGGGGTCATCACGGCAGTTGTCAGAAGCAACCGCACGATGACTACTGATGCCGAAAGCCGCCCGGCTAAATCTTTTGAGAGCCTTGTGGTGGGTGGGGATGATCAGGAGGTTGCCCAGTGTATCCACGACAATCAGCCTAGTGGTATCCAATCTTATGGCAACACCGAAGTGACGATTGTTGATGGGAATGGCGATGAACAAGTCATAGCATTTAGCCGACCTCAAGCCAAGTATCTTTGGGTGAAAGTCACCTACGACCTTTATGACGAGGAACTGGCCCCAACGGATAATGAAATCACTGCGGCCCTTTTGAATTGGGCTGAAAATGAGTATTCTATGGGCAAGGATGTTATACCAGACCGCATCAAGGGTGGTTTATACGAGGGAACCACTGGCATTGGCCCCTCCACTATTCTAGTGGCTGTGACGGACACCGCAGAGGGCACCCCCTCTTACGGGTCTGCCGTGATACCGATTGCCCCGACTGCTTACGCTACCCTTGCGGCGGCCAGGATTACTTTGGTGAGGACTACCTAATGGCTGAGTTGGTTCCCATAAATTCCTATCACGATTTTTGTGACCCCTATGTATTGGAACAATACAAGGGTTCCCCCCGGCTCCGGGCGTTGATTGACGCCTTTTTAGCCCAGTGCGATTACTTAGAACGGGCGTGGTTTGAAATCTTGGCGGCCCTTAATGTCACGGAGGCGGTTGGCCCGGCTCTTGACTACATAGGCTCATTGGTAGGGGTTGACCGGGTTCCGGGGCAGACTGATAATGCTTACCGGGTCCGCATCCTCCAGGGCAACTACTCTGAAGGGCTACCCACTATGGAGGCCTTGCGGACTATTTTGTTGCTGGCCTCCGGGGCACCCTCTGTTGGTATTTTCCCTGATTGGCCCGCTGGGCAATATGTCGTCTTTACGGGTCCCGTGACTATTGATGTATCTGAGGGCTTTGACTCCTTGACTAGTGGGGTTATGATGGCCCGTGGGACATTCCTATGCGGGGAACCTGGTGATGATATAGACTATATTGTATGCGATGACAATGAGATGCCATTTGTCGTGGACTGGTTCCAGCTGTACCATGGCTACCACTTAACCGATGAGCAGGGCTGGAAGCTACTCACCGAAGACAACCGACCCATTATAGCAGAAGGAAGTATTTATGGCGGATGAAAACCTAGTAAAAATTTCAGACCTTCCCCTGGGTCATCGTACTGACCTGGAAGGGTCTTTTGTCCCTGTGGCTCTGCCTAACCAACAGACATATAAGGTCCCGTTGGAAGAGTTTACGGACCCACTGGAAATTATGGTGGCCGTATATGGGACTACCTCTATGGAGGCAGTCACAACAGCATTGAGTGCAGGCAAGACTATTTTTGCGGCCCGCCAGGTTAGTTCCGTGACCCGGCTGGCCCCCCTTACTGACCACGCCACCGGAGCTTATCACTTTGTATGGCAGAACTCCGATGGGACACGGGAACTTTGGGAACTTACGAGCACCGGGTGGACTGAAGAAGCCCTTGACTTCACTATAATAGCCGCAAATACCTCTATTGCTGGAAGCACCGCTACGGTAAGTATCGAGCAAGGCGATTTATGCATAGTAGACCTGACCGAAGAGACCTCACTAACAGCGGTTGAAATTGTGCTAACAAATAACGCTACAGTCACATTTCCGTTATGGTGGTTTAAGATTGAATCCGGCTCAAGTGCTACTTTGTCCGTAAAGATAGGAGCCGTAGCGGTTGGATGGCTAGGCTCTGAAACCACTAACATAGAACCCGGCAAAACCATTGAGGTGAGTGTGGTCGATGGAATAGCGTGTGGGGGCGAACTCGTATGATAACAGCTTTCATAAAAAGAAGAAGAGCTTTTCTAGCTGCAATGAAAAAAGATGATGTAGTTGATCAAGAGATAAATGTGATGGATTTTGGAACGTCTTGGCCGTTTTCTGAATTCGAAAACATGAATCAAGCACGTGTAATTAATGGCGATGGCGTGACAACAGTATCATCCTATTCGTACGTAAATAACCAACCAAACATTAATTCTTGCCCAGTCATTAGCATCCCAAGTTTTCCTACTACTGACGGACTTGTAACATTTACAGTCGAAAGAAATTCAAATGCAAATACAAAGAGCTCCGTAGCATATTCAACGCCTTTAGGTTCGGGCTATTATAAGCATACTGTGACACTTGGCACTCCATTACTCCTTCAGTCTGGAAAACAGTATTGCTTCATGGTGAGAAATCAGGGTTCTACTGGTTACTTTGACTATAAAAAAGTTGGAGTCCGTTCAGGAACTGCAATCCCATCTTTCGGGGTATACTTTGGTGCCGACTTAAGCAACTACGACGCTAGCGCGAATGGAACAACTTGGCAAACTTGGTACGAGGCTCGTTTTTCTTATGAGATGGTTAACCCTTATTACTTAGAACTAAACGGAACAAGCGTTTAATATTTAATTTTATACAAAGTGATTTATATATATTTATAGAAAAGAGGACAATAACATGGTTTCAAATGACGTGTACTTAAAAATATTACCGGGTAAAAAGCTAAACACTTTAAAAAACCTAGGTGAAGACATTTTTATTGACGCTATTCTATGCGATGGTGACAATTCAAAAATAGCAGCTCTTGCTAAGGACTACCCGATAACGGGGCCAGACTCTATAACAGGGCTAGAGCCTGCAAACGTCACGGCTGACGCAATAACAAATATTTATGCCGCTGATGATACGCATACTTTTAAGATAACAACCCCCGTAGTTCAAGGGATGTTCAAAGAAGTGTATGTTGATTCTACGAGCGACCCTGTACGAGTTCATATAACGAGAGGGTAACGTGTATGTATAATCTTGGACACTTAGGGCTTTATAAAAATATTCCGAAAAAAAGGATATTCAATTCCACTCCTGATTACGATCGTGACACTTATACTCTTTTGCAATATAAGTCGCATCTTCGCAATGAGTTTTTAATACCATTAAAAGCAAACGGTGATGGATCGGGCGTTGCTACTATTCGTCTGCAAAGTCTAGAGAGCCAATCTGTCAAGATTACAGGCAATGGGAAATTTTATACAGATTCGTCAGGCACAACAGAGCTGGGGATTGAAAGCACTATTGCCAACACGCTTGGAAGCTTGTATGTAAAGCTACCAGAAGGTGAAAGCTGTTACCTTGTGTGCGGCAAG